GAAAGCGAACTCATCGAGAAAGAGGATATTGAATGACATGCCTCGGACAGCACTTGCAGACGTAGAAGCAGCCAGTATCTTTGATCCATTTTCTAACTCGATGTTACCTCTATTCCATGCAATAATACCCTGCTGCATCCATTTGGGCAAGTTTTCGTAAGCAGTAGCAAGTCTTCCAAGAAGTTCTCTTGCAGTTGCTGCTTTGTTTGCCAGAATGCCAATGTTTACGCTATCATTAAAAATAAGATAATGAAGAAGATAAGATACCACAGTTGTAGACTTTCCAGTCTGTCTAGGCATCTTACAGATATTAAATCTGTTTTTATGAAAATTATTAATTAATTTTTCTTGAAACTCATAAGGATGAAATTGAGTCAATCCTTCATCAAGAGAAACAATTTTAATGTAATTATGCGCAAAATAAACTGGGTCTTCTTTACACTTTACAAATTCTAAAATTTGTTCTTGAGTAAATTCAATTTTAGTATTTGCTTTTTTTAGTAATGGATTACCAAGATACTGTTCGCTCATAATAAAACTCCTTTATACTATCTTTGTTCCAACCAGTTAAGAACTGCCAGTGCCTTTTTGTTAGTGTTGGGAGAGGCACACTCTAGAGTGTATATATCACTCACAGTTCCCAATGAACTTCTACCAATCTGTAGTGCTGCCTTGTCGTCAAGTTCAATCAACTGAGCACCACCACCAATAGTAAATCCTGAGAGAAGCACTACACCACCAGTAGAAGCAGTTGATGTAGTATTCACTTGAGTAATCGCATCTGGGTTTGGATGGTCTATCCAAGTGCCACCAGTAAGAGTTGGATTTTCTACCAACCTCCAGAATATATTCGTGTTATCGTTTGTTGCTACCTGTAGAGATCTTGGCAACACGATACCTGCCAAAGCACCAGCTTTTAGACGCAAACTCAAAACAGGATAGAATGTATTCGCAAGTGGCATCGTAGTGCCAGTGATGTCGTTAGAATAACTAACCAGTGTGCCAAGTTTCTCTGGCTCTCCTTCTTGGATTAGAGAGTTAGAACCTTGATAGATGTAATGAGTTCCAGCAACACCAGTTACATTCTCCAGTTCACATCTGATAGGAAGGAACGGAGTGGAACACCAAACACTATTGATATAGTTTGCGGTGTTAAACTTATGAATGACGTGAGTTTCGCCAGCGATGGTATAACTGAAGATTACTTGACCAGCACCATACCATTCATACTCAATGTTAATCATCTGAATGGCAGCAGGATCAGCAGTAATCTGACTAGGACCAGTGCCGTCTAACTTATCACCGTTCCAGTTGTCTCTGGTAACTCTTGTTTCTACTACACTACCAGATGCTTTACTACGAAGGACACAAGCATAGGTGCCACCATTATCCTCAAAGAAAGCACCATTGTTTTCATCATATACACCAAATCTTCTGCGGACTCCTGTGACGGGAGTTTCCAAACGAATGGCAAATGCTACAGTAGATATTCTACCAGGAATGTATCTCATTACCTGGCGAGTTTGTCTGATTACTTTATCCCCAGCAGTGCTGCCAACTGACATTGTGACATTGGAAGCATCGGGATTATGAACAGCAGAAGCAGTTCCAGTAATATCAGTTTCCCAAATGTCTGTCTCTAAACCATACTGAAAGGTGTTAAAAAAAGTTGTCTGATATGGAGATACCTTAAATCTATTCTTACCAGTAAACTGTGGTCTCCAATCAGTTTGCTCACCCCAGTGGTCAGCAATCATGAAGGTCTCAAATAAAGATCTTTCCTGGTTTAGAAAGTCCTGTGTGTTCTTATTCCACTGAGCCATAATCAGTCAATCCATTCAAGTTTTGATGGGTGGTATCTTTTTGCATTTCTAATGTTAAAATTCTTTTCCTCTACTGGATAAATTTGATGAACTACAGCTCCTGGATATTCTCCTTGAAGTTGCTCAGCAAGTTCTTGTTTTGAAGGGACTCCTGTTTTTGTCACCATTTCAAATCTGTAAAGATTTCCTTTCCACATTACATCAGCAACATAATTTTCCCCAACAGATTGCGATTGCTCCTGAGATCCATTGATGTAAAGATTTCCGTTAAAATCTCCAGATATGTTTACTGATTCTGATAGAAACTGTTTAAAATTTTTCATGAGTCTCCTTTGCAATTCCAACGGCGGCGTGCTTTGCAGATTGGTTTATCTGGTGTTTTTGTACAATCAATGTTATGCATGTCTTTTTGTCCTTTAGAGCGACGACAAAAACTATTTTGTCTTTCTGCTCTTTTTCCAGTTGGATTTTTTTCAGTTACAGCAGTTTTGAGTTTGGAACCTGGATTTTCTTTTTTATACTTATCAACTGCACCTTGACTCATTCCATCAGTATTATCTTGACGATTAGCTTTTTGCCAATCTTCCACTTGAAGAAGTGGTTGACCAGGTTCATAGTCTCTGATATTGAAATAAGTAAGTCTAGAATCTGGATATACTTTTCTTACCTGATCCTGAACTTCTGTTCTTGTAGGTCTCTTTCCTGAAGGGAAGAACATCTGAAGAGAATAAACTTTACCTCTCCAAGAAACCATCGCAAAGATGATGTTTCCATTCTTTGCAGGCATTCTTACAGATTCTTCAATTTCTTCCGATTCTTCTGATTCTTCCGAATGATATCCAGTTTGATTGCAATGCTTACAACCTTTACCATTGCATTTTGGACATTCTTTCTTTTCTGAAACTAATGGTTCTGGTTTAATTATATCAATAACTTCAGCAAAAGTGTTTCCATCAGCATCCTCAATTTTTACATCTTCACTAACGGACTTCCATCCACCACCTTCAGACTTATATCCTTTTGCAGCCCATCCATTTGCATATGCTGATGGGTAAACATCAAATTTTGCTTTTGCTTTTGATTTCCACTTTGCCCACAGTTTTGGATTAGTTGGTTTGTTCTTCTCTGTAAGAACTTCTGCTTCCATTTCAAGTAGAATTTTATCAACTAGTGAAATTTCTTCCTTTCTTACTGGGGGTAAGGATACTCCTGCCATTCTAGCAGCAGTTTTTTGTTCACCTCCAGTCCCTCTTTGTGTAAGAGTATCTATTTTCTTTGCTCTTTTTGCTCTCCTTGCATCGGATGATGTATGAGTAATTTCAAAACTTGCTTCACTCACCTTAACGCAAGAACCTTCTTCATAATCCGCAGTTCCTGATTTTTTTCTATATCCTTTCCAACAAGGACCTTTTTTTGCTTCATCCATAGATTCTTGAGAATCATGCTCACCACTATCAACATAATCTGCTGCAGTATCAATGTAATCTGCTGCTTTGGTGATTTTTGATTGGACCCATGCCTCAATATTCCCTTCACCCTTCATTTTTGCTTTAAGACGCTTTACTGCATTTTCAATGGTGGCGAGTTCAGATCTTGCCATAGAATATTCATGGTCTTTTTGGTTTTTTTCTTCACCAATATTATTAGAAACCATTTTAGGTTTTCCTCCTTTACCTGGACGATCTGCTACGGGGTCTTTTTCTCTTTTTCTTCTTACAGCAGCAGCAATTTCCTTTTTTGTCATTTTTGCTGCTTTTTCTTTTGAAAGACACTTAGGTTTTGGTCCTTCACCATCATCATCCTTTCCACGGGCACATTTTCCAGTTCTTTCACCTTTTGTGTTGTATTCATCCCATCCACCACCACCGACGCCACCTTCGCCGCCTGTTCCGAACCATTTTCTAAGATCTTCGTTCATTTTACTGGATTGGATTTTGTTTCTTCACCCCTAGCTCTTTTATCTCTTCCTGCACAATGTGCTTTCTTAGAAAATCCTTTTGGATTTGAGCAATCTATACTCTTTTTATATTTATTAGACCAACTTTCTTTGAACTGTTTAAATGTTTTCATCTTCTTTTTGCTGTTTTAGCAACTTATTAAGTTCTGCGGTAGAACCGATGAACAATGCATTATTAGTAACATTTGTTGGGCCTTTAGAAGATTTATCTTCTTCAATATCTTTTAACTTTTTCTGAAGATCCATTAATTTATCAGTAGCATCGGAGACACTCTTAATCAATTGACCAGCAACTTCGTAAGCTCTTGGAGCATCCGTTTCCTGCGCCAATTCCAATATCCCATTAATTGCTTCTTGACCTTTTTCTATTAGAGAATATAAATTTCCTCTAGTATACTCATAGTCCTTTACAATCTCAGTTTTGGATTTTTGTGAATTGTCAATTTCCACATCAACTCTTTTAGCAATCTTTAATTCATCTTTGAGAATATTATTCTCAGTATTGAATGCATCATTCAAATCTTTAAATTTTTCTATGTCTTTCATAAGAAGCTATCATCAAATCCAAAATCATCTGTAGGTTGTACGAGAGCATTATCTGCCGAATTGATTTCAAATACCTCAGTTCCGGAGACGTGAGCTGTTATTGGAGTTCCATATTCACCTCTAGAAACTGTAATTTTGTTTCCGGATTTAGATTTCACAAAGATGGTTTCTCCATCAATTGTAATGTAACTCTTTTGCTGTACTGCTGATGCATCTGTTAAGGAGAAAGTACTACTTTCAAGTGTAATATCCTCTCCTAGAGTTGTGATAGAAGCACCTGTGTAGTTCTTTGTTGCTTTTGGTTCAACAACATAAGTAAGTTCTCTGGTAGGAGACTTTGTTCTTTCTCCAGCAACATAACCAATAGAAACTTTTCTGATAATATCTGCAGATTTGTTTTCGGATACTGGACCAAAAATATATGTCTTTGCTGTAAACTTTAGAGTATAAATTAATGCTCTTCTGGTAGAAAAATCACCCTCATAATCATCTTCCATTACAATAGAATCCATTGTTACTGGAATATCTCTTTTTTCTCCAATAAGAGAAATTAAATCAATTGAGATATTGTAAGATGGTTGAAAATATGGTAGAATTTGTTCAACAATCTGGAGCATATCATCATTGCTCTTTGTCATAATAGACAAATCAAATTCCACATTATATGGAACTGGCATGTAAGTCTTTATTACATCAGACTTATTGTCTTTATTGACCGAAATAAAAGATTGTGTTGTTGAAAGTTTTCTTGATGGGTCATAATTAATTCCCACCATTTCAAAGGAAAGTCTTGGAAGAGTGATTTGGGTTGGTCTATTCAAATCCGGAGATTGTTCCAATCTTGCCAAAAACTTTTGAGTTGGTCCATATGCAATGGGAACTTCCACAATAGATGTAATATTTCCCGATTTATCTTTCCTTTGAATTTCAATCCCATTAAAAAGAGAACCGAATCCAATCACCGTTTTTCGTAATATTTCGTGATAAAAATAATCAAACATAATTGCGTCCTAATAAACTATGGAGTCCCGAATGGATTTGACTCTGTAAAATCTAATATCAAATCCGATTCCGTTTGAATCTCATCATTCTGAGAGTAGGAATCATCGTTAGTTGTATTTATCGAAGAAACCTGGTACATTGCTTGAGAAGTGTCTCCAACAATAATTTCTCCACCAACAAAATCGCCTTGAATATTTTTAAGTTCCAGAACATTAGTGGAAGAATTCCAAGAATTGACTCTTGCTCTTACGCTATTTGCAAGTCCAGTTACAGTCTCATTATAAATGAAACTTCCAGTTCCAATTAGATTTGGAGCAGAAATTGTAATAGTTGGTGTTGAACCATATCCAACTCCAGCATTTGTGATTCTAATTTCAGTAATAGAACCATTTTGTACAATTGCTCTAGCGGTAGCAGCAGTAGATGCAGAACCAACAAAAGTGACGCTAGGTTCTGAATAATATCCTGAACCACCTGAAGTAACTGTAATTACTCCAACAATTCCATCTGATATTGAAGCATATGCCTCAGCACCTTCT